TTACTTTGATGCCCACAGATCCCTGAGAGCCTGCTGCAAATAAGAGAAATCCACAGATGGCACATCCTGATTCAGTCTGCCCTCTTTCCTGCACACATCATATAATCTTATTCCAAGAGATGCCACATCCCGTCTGTCCTCCGCAGGCAGACTTGCATACAGCATGTCAAATTCAACCAGAGCTTTAAGGTCACCTGACCAACCCGATGCAAGCCAGGCTATATCAGCCGTCTTGTCATCTCCAAGTGCTTTAACGCTCTCAACCAGTTGACTATATTTACTGTTGACAGTTCCATTCTTCATACCCTGCCAGTGAAAAAGTGCAGTCTCAGACACACCGAGAACACTAGCTATAGCCGGAATGTGCCGCGCTGTCGGAAGCCTCTCCTCATTCTCCCACTTGTAATATATCCCTTCTGTTATCTTATGATTCTCCGGCAGGAGCTCATTTATCTCCGCAACCATATACTTTACCGTATACTTCGAAGATCTGCTGTTTTTGCGGATATCCCGCATATTGAAGCCTATCGTATCTACCATTTCTGTAGAATCCGACGCCCCCTTTTTTGTTCTCCTTCTATTCATCTCTCTCCTCCATTGTATACATTTATACATATTGTTTATTTTATAATTAATATATTGATATGTCAAAATATCTCAAAATGGCTTAAATACGTTACTTTTTGAAGGTACTTCGTGTAATAACATATCATGGCAAATCAATTTTTTGCCCCTAAATTGCCCCTAAATTGCCCCTAAAAAAAGCCCACCATATTGCTATGATGGGCTCTCTGTTCTACTTCAAAATCTCATTGACTTTGTTCTGGATTATAGTTGGATTATACCCCGCTGCCTTAAGCCTATTGATACGCTCCTGTCCGTTGCCCCACTTGCCTATGATGACTTCATGAGCAACTGCATTGATGATCTTGTCCTGTGTCATCTGTGATGCCTTGACAAGTTTGTTGACTGCTGCCTGAACCTTGCTATAGTCATAACCAGCCTTGGCCAGTCTACTCTTGCGATCAGCACCATTGCCCCATTTGCCCGCTAACACCTCTTTAGCCAGTGTATTGACGCTCTTCTTTGCTGTCGTGGATGCAGATGCGGTCTTGACCTTACCGGCCAGCTTATTCCAGCTCGCTGCACTGATATAAGCCTTATTGAGATCAAGGCTGCCGCTGTAACCTGAGAGCTTACCGACAGATGTGTACTGACGTATAAGGCAGTTGTAAGCTCCCTCATTCCATGGGTGCTCCTGGTATCCGGTCTCATTGCAATCTGGGTACTGAGCGACCCACAGGCCATATCCAGCTTTCTTCACGGCATCCATAGCGCTCTTCTGCACATATATGATCGGCTTGATGCCGGTCTTCTTCTGCACATAATTACACCACTTCAGGCACCACTCCAGATCCTTGACACCAAACAGATGGTTGTTTTTTGCCTCCCAGTCCAGAACAAGAATTGCTTTGCCGATATATTTCTTGCTATAGGCGATAAAATACTCCGCCTCACTGTGTGGATCTCCGCCATTTGCGTAGTGATACACGCCCAAGAGCTTCTTCCTATTCAGGACCTTATCACAGTGACTAGCAAAGTATCTGTTCTTGTAGTTCGTTCCCTCGGTCGCCTTCACGATGCAGAAGTCGTATGGCACTTTGGCAAGGTCTATTCCAGCATCCCCCTGCCATGCACTGATGTCAATTCCGTTCATTTTGATCGCCGCCTTTCTCTTCACTCTTTGATGTTAATATGTCTATTGCTTTATTGATTACCTCAGGAAGCGGTACGCCCATGAGACCAGCGTTCTCCACAATACTGATCGTCTCATTTACAATAAATCCTATTATCACCGCATCCCGGATATAGTTTGACCCTATCGCCAGATCGAGCCTATAGGCTATCAATACAAACAAAAGGGACATGCCCTTACGACATAATCCCTTCCATCCTGCCTTGCTCTCCAAGGCCCCTGACGATGTTTTCTTACTGTTGTGGAAAACTCCAGCCACCACCAAACCACTCACATAGTCAATTGCCATGAACATGACCAGTGTTGCCAGTCCAGCATCCCATCCACCAAACAAGGATGCTATCACACCGCCTATTGCTCCGGCGGTTGTACATATTGCATTTTTCATACTTTCTATCCTCCTAAATTAAGATGTCCATTTATCGCCTGTCAGCCATGTTCCAGAGAGTGATATCTCATCATTTGCTGCAAGTTTCACTGTAGTACCCATCATGCAGATGTTTCCGTCAGGCCCCACGATTCCTGTAACCGGCGGTCCCTGCTGACCGGATGATACAGCTACGATCGATACCGGCCTGAAACCAGTCGGGACGGATGCAACACCTACAGTTCCGGTCCTACCAACAGCGTATGACTTCTTGACCTTACATGACATGTACATCTGCACAACATTGCCGATACGTCTGAGGTTTCTGTTTGTTATATTAGATGCATTTGTGCTGTTAACCGTTATTGCACCGGATATACCTGTGCCATCAAGTGCCATTCCAATGCCGCTGTCAAGATAAGATGAGCTACCTGTCTTCCTGTTTGTACCGGTTGAATAGTCGCTATCTGTTGTCCTCGTAAATGCAAGTGCATTTCCATATAAGTTATTGTAGGTCGCCACTGCCCAGGTAGAATTTAAGGTTGGAAGCGATATGAGCGGGTAATAGTCGTTGTCAAGGATACTGTCGCCTGCATTAAATACCGCATTATCCCTTGCGGTCAGCCAAGTGGATGCTACGATTGAGCTTATTACCTTAAAAAGTGACGCTCCCACATCTCCTCTGACTGTCAGTGACGACTCGCCAGAGTTATCACCAATGATAGTATGCTTTCCAAGCTGTACCACACCTGACTTAGCTAAGCTGATTGAACTTCCATTTGTTATGTATATACCATCACTGCCAATCACAAGATGCTGTTTCAACCCATCTATACCTACTATGATGTTGCCATCCTTGAATGTAATATACTTTTCATAGTTGTCCGGATCCGCTTCGTCAACGTTTATAAGTTTCTCCCAGAATAGCTTCAATTCATTCCCCGACTTCTCAACTGACAGAGCCTTGTTGTAAGCTGCCTTTGCCGCTTCATAGCTGCTTGACTTAGATACATCCGAATAGGACACAGATCCATCACTCAAGATAGTTTGATCTACAAAGTACAAAGTATTGGTTGATCCACTGGTGTAGCTTGGCTCAGTTGTAACCCATTTCCCACCGGGAGGATTTGCCGTTGGCTTAGCTGGTGCTGTAGCTGTGGATGATTGAAGTAGATAATACCTTGTTACACTCTTGACATCCTTGACATTAAATATGGTTATTTCCGCTTTGGCTTTAATGATTGGTCCATTTGCCGCCATAGATACACCCCCTATGCTTCAAGCTGACATGTTATAGCCAGTGAGTTAGGTACATCTCCTGCACCCACCGCATAAGTATTTGAAGACTTCTGGTATACTCCGCCTGCATACCACTTGACTGTACCTATCCCAGATACTACTCCTGTTGAAGAAATAGTTTGTTCAGCACTGCCCTTGAATACATGTGCTGTAAGTACCGTAGAACCGGTGTTATTCTTAAAGATGATTCCGGCACTTGATGTAATTGTTAATGTCAGTGCATCCGCTCCTGCATTGCCCTGAGGGCCCTGTGGGCCTGTTGCTCCTGTTGCGCCTTTCTCACCCTGAGGGCCAGTTTCTCCAGTTGCGCCTTTATCACCCTTGGCGCCCGTTTCGCCTTTGATTCTTGCCCATGTATAAGCCCCTACTGTTGCCGGGTCTGCTGGGTTATAATCAGTGCATGTGCCGATATACATTCCAACATCTTCTCCTGAGTTGGATGTGAATGTCTTACCTCCATCGTTTGAATACTTCACATGAAAATATGGTGTCTTGCCGTTTGTTCCTGGAGTTCCCGGAGTGCCATTTGTGCCATCCTTAACAGTCTGAGTATGTGTGCCGTCCTTATCAGTGATAGTGATTGTTGTTACACCATTAGCCTTTGTGACAGATACAGTTGGTGATACCCCCTGCGGGCCCTGAGGTCCCTGTACTCCCTGATCACCTTTATCGCCTTTAGCTCCTGTTGCTCCTGTCTTCGCTACGGCAAACGAGAACTTCTTGTTGATCGTTACCCCATCAACAACAACTGGGATAGTTGCCTCGCATGCAGTTGTCAGCTTCGCCGTCAGAGTAAATGTGATTGTGACTTTTGAAGTTCCACTGTTACTTACCGCAGCTGTCACTCCTGTTGGGCAAACTATTGCCTTGGCATCTACTGTAACAACGGAACACATGTTATTACCACAATATGCTGCCGCATCTGTTGTGCATTTAGAACCGGCCGCAGCTCCCTGCGTGTCCCCAAGGAATGTGTATGCTTCGCTTGACAACACTACGTTGTAAGCATCTGATACATCAAGTACAGTAACCTGATCTGCTGCTTTTATTGTTGCCATATATATAATCCTCCTTAATCTGTTATAAGTTCACACATGAAAGTTACTTTTGTGTCCACGTCATCTGGTGAAAGGGTAAAAGAAAATCCGTCGTTACTCATTCTTGAATCGGCGGATGATATTATTCCATATTCTTCTTCATCAAGTTTCTGCCATTTCCACTGGATGTAGGCTGAACTTCCATACACTTCATGTAACTTATCTATATCTGTTATCCTGTCTTTTCCGTGGTATATCACCACAGACAAGACTGTTGATACTGCATTATTTTTAAATACGGTTCCTCTTGATGATTCTATCCTCAGGAGTGTGGTTATCTCATCTCTGACATTATCAACATCCTGTTTTATGTCACTTATAATGTTTTCTATGTTCTGCTTGCCAAGGGTGAATTTATCTGCCGATATAGCAAGATGGGATTCTCCCTTATTATCCACATAGAACATTATGAAATTGTCAGAATCACCAATGTTTATCTGGCCATCACTTCCGAGATATGTTCCCCGGGATGTATTACTCATACTCTCTTTTGTGCCAGAGTATAAACAACCATCCGCTATGTGCCAGCCGCCTATTGTTGCTCCAAATGCCACAAGATCATCAACAGCTATCTTAGTTGCCGTGATAGACTTAGCTCTGATCACACCGCCATCAAGGCTGTTGTAATCCGTCTGCTCTTTCTCTACTGTGTTACCATCAGTATTCAGTTTGTAATACAGACCATCTTCACCCTTGATGACGAGCTTATCCGCTATGACTGTACCACCCTTGATACTGTCTCCCAGGATAGTCACACCAACGAGTGTTCCTGTGACCTTCTGATCACCGACCACAACATCTTCAATCAATCCCGACTTGGCGAAAAACTGCTCCAGAGCTGCCTTACCTATATTTGCAAAATCTATCTGTGCATACTTGATAGCCGCATCTTTCGCATCCAGCTTATCTGCATACAAACGCCTGTATACCTGCTGCACATAGTTCTCGGTTGGGCTTACATATGTCGCTTCACTGAGTTCTGTACTGCCATATGATCCGATAGCCGTTATAAGCCCGCCGTCATAACTGAAATCCAAGCTCATGACCGGCACCGGATATGCTTTGCCATCTCTGCTCAATACCTGTACTATATCTCCAAGCTCAAGTCTCATATCACCCGCAAAACTGCATGTCGTTGGATGATAGCTCATATCCTTCAGCTTTGCATACAGGCCGTCAAGAATCTCCTGTGTCATCAGGAAGTTGCTTGTTGCTATTCCTGTAAGCCCCTGTCCTGATTTTATTGTGCTGTTCTCATCAACAGCACATGAGATATACCCAACCTGAAACATGTTCTCTTGCACAACAACATCATCAAACGACCTGTTAAGCCCTACCGAATAATCCGTTGTCGTGTACCACCTGAAATCAAGCACTCCGTCCCTGTCAAATGTTGCAAACTTGCCGTCAATGCCAGCTATGAATCCAACTGCCTGTCTGTATGTGTAGCCATCAAAGTTTTTTGATATGTTGATTCCTGACGGAGCATTCTTCATTCTGATGCCTGTCAATGTCTCTATCTCTGCACATACCTCCGATATATCACAAGGATATAAGAGATTAGACAGATAATATCCAGACAGCTTGTAAGCCATCCTGTCGTATGCAGTGAACGTGATCCTGCCATCATCAACAGTAGGTTTCTGCGCCATGAAGTATCCCATCTTGACATACTCTATACTGTCATCATCAAGCATGAGGCCTATCTCAAGCAGAAATTCCTTGCCGGTCAGACTTATATCCGGCTGTATCATTGTGATATCAAGCTGCGTGGAACTGGCGCACCCTATCTCTAAGGTGCTTGTTCCAGTTCCGGCTATACACTTCATATCAACACTGACAAAACCGGATTCTATGACAGTGTCATCACATGTTATACGTGCTCTGAAGGTTCTGCCATCGCCCATTATTCTATTGCCAAAGTTATCTGATACTTTCGTGTACATCCGATATCTCCTACTTCTCTATCAGGTCAACTCCAACCCCTGTATACCTGTACATTCCATCACGTATGTCATATACCGGGTATGTCGGAGTGCCTGCATACATCCTCTTTGTTACATATTGCTTTGTTCGTGGATCCTTGAATTTAACATCAAAAAAAGAATCATAGATTGCACTCTCTATAAGTGCTATCTGTGATTCTGTGAGGTAATTCCACTTAATCTTCAATGTCATCTTTCTGGCCACGATATCACCGAACATTTCTCCATCCGAGACTCGCCCAGTGTTCTTGCTCCAGATCTTCTCTGGCGCATAAGTGAGACCACCATTGATCGCTGGATCTGGCATGTCCACTCCATTTATAACAAGCTCTGCTGCCACAGTCTCACTCCTTTCCTATACCAATATTGGATTCTTGCCTGTCTGGATGGTCCTGTCGTTGATGTCCTTTATAACAACATCTGTAACCTGTTTGCCGCCGACATATACATTTATCACAGGTGTGTTTCCACCTGACTTGCCGCCACCACTGTTCGCCGCTGTGACCGCCCTGTATACACCAGCTTCAATACCTTCGACTATCTGAGCATTATTCGCAACCGCTGTCTTACCATTGCTGAACTTACCAACAAGCTCTCCGTGGTTCGCCATGAACAAGCCGTCCTCCGGGAAACCGCCAGTCGCAAATGTGGATATATGTCCAACATTAAAACCAATTGTAGTTCCATCGAATAATGTCTTATATTTTCCGTGAATAATATCATAATAACGGATAGGATTAATCTTCCAACTCAGCTTGTTAAGATTGTCGATAATGTAAGTATTTATCCATCCAATAACCGTATTTATGGCTGATCTGAAACCGTTTTTTAGTGCCTGCACAGAAGTAGCTGCTACGATTGTGAACCTTACAGTCTTATTTTTCCACTGTGCCGATCTATTGTTCCACCACGTTTTTATGCTCTGAATCGTTGTCACGGAATTAACGCTAAACTTTGATATCTTATTTTTCCACTGTGCCGATCTATTGTTCCACCACGTTTTTATGTTCTGAATCGTTGTCACGGAATTAACGCTAAACTTTGATATCTTATCCTTCCACTGATCCGCCCTGTCCTTCCACCATTGTCTTATAGCCGCTGGTGTAGTTGCTACAGTGGCAGTCAATATAGCGGTTTTATCTTTCCAGTCCTGCAGCTTATCTGTTGCCCAGTCTTTTATCTTACCAACAGTTTCCTCATCAAGCGCCGCTGACAACTTTGCAGCTATAGGCAGTGACTTGTTTTCTGAGTCTCCCCACAGGCTCTTTATCGATTCCCAAATATCTGACAAAGTATTCTTCAACTTGAGACCAACCTCAAGTGCTGTATCCTTGAGTTTAGCCCATACATCTTTGATACCTTCCCATATCTTCTGTGCCTGATCTGACCAGTCTGTGCTCTTGATCTGATTGATAATAGCATCCCAGATAGCAAGTACCAATTTGTAAAATGCGCCTGCAACACTGATGACAGCCTTGATAGCACCTGTAATGATTCCTATCCAGTCTACCGATGTTATTGCATCGACAAGATCTGTACCAATAGAATCCCAGTCCACTTCATCGAAGAATGTCGATATACTGTTCAGTACACCCTTTACACCCTCACCGAAGGTCTTACCACCCTCCTTAAAGTCTATCGCTCCAAAGAAGTTATTAACTGTCTTGCTTGCACTCTCCCCGGCTTTCTTCCAGTCAAACGTCTTGGCAAAGCCAAAGCCTGTATCTATGACATTCTGAACCGCTGTACCAAGCGTATCTCCAGCCAGCGACCAATCTGTAGTGGACAGCGTGCTGTTTAGTGTTTCCGCAAGGGACTCTCCCCACTTCTTAAAATCAAACTTCTTCTGGAATGTATTGATTGCTCCCAGAATTGTGTTGATTCCATTACCAAGTGTGGATCCTACAAGATTCCAGTCTGTCTCCTCAACTGCTCCATTTAAAAAGTCGGCTATCTTCTCGGCTATGCTGCTGCACTTCTTCTGGACACTGCTCCAATCAATAGATCCTAAAGCACTGTTTATCTTGTCTCCAAGGGCCTTTCCAACAGCTTCCCAGTTGCCACTCTTGATAGAATCTGCAAGGCTGCTTGATATATCAACCTTTGTGGTTTTCCAGTTGCCTGTATTCAGTCCGTTTCCGGAGCTGCCGCTTCCGGAGCTTCCACTGTTATCATCCAGCTTGGTGATCTCGTCAAACCCCAGCAGCACATTCTGCAGTTCTTTAGCACTTGCAGCCGACTGGTCAAGGCTTGCCGAATAATCTTTCTGAGTATATACAGCCTTTTCAAATGTTGTTTGACCTGTAAGGTATGCAAAGAACTCAGCCAGCTTGTTAAATGCATCAGCCACAGTGTTCACTATACTTGTAAGTATTGGTGTTATATAGCTGAGTAGAGGCTGAAATGCTGATAAAATGCTGCTCTTTAAGTAGGTAAATGAGGATGCCAGCAGTGACAGATCATTGTTCACGACAGCCGACTGCTTTGCAAAGCTCTGCAAGGTTTCACCCATGCCACTCATAAGCTGCATGAACAGCATTGAGAGCACCATAGACTTCACCATTCTGGCAGTCTGTGTAAACTTAGAGCTTAATCCTGACAGCTTATCTTTAAGTGATGATAATCCTCTTCCTATCAGTGTTGTATTCTCATAAAGAGAGAGCAGTCTGCGCCCAGCATTGCCCGCCGCAGTTCCAAAGTTTCTTATGTGGGACACACCATTTTGGAACCTATGAATCAGTGATGCAGTAGCATTACCGACATTCTTGACAGTAGATGCAAGTCTGCCAAAAAAGCCAGTAGATGTATTCTGAGATGTATTCTGCAAAGCGGCACTGAGCTGTGATATGCGTTCCTGTGCCTGCTGTATAGAATCCCTTGTCTGCTGCATATTTGCCTGAAGCATTTCCTGCTTACCGCTTAAACTTGCTGACTGTGTCGATGCCGTACTATATGCGTTCTGAAGTGATCTCAGTTTATTCTCCTGCTGAGTAATAATAGAGTTCATTCTCTGAAGCCCCTGTGTGCTTCCAAAGTTTCTGCTTTCGGCACTGACTCCTTCCATGGCTGTTTCCAACTTCTCAAGTCTTCCCCATGCCTGTTCACTTGATGTATCCAGTTCATTCATCTTTTTAGTCATGTCTTCCATGGACATGAACGAATTACCAACATCTATGATGTCATAAGGAGACTGCTTGAGTCTCTCCATGGCATTGAATAACTCGTTGGCTGATATTTTATTTTCATCAAGTGTAGTCTTGAGTCTGACCATCTCTGCATTTATGCTGTCGTCAATATTCAGCTCAGACATTATTGAGGACATCGCCTCATAATCTCTTTTTAAACCATCAAGTCTTGTTTGCTGTGCCTGTATATCATTACTGGTTTTCTGAACCTTCTGATTCTGTATATCGTACTTCTGATTCACTGCGTCCAGCTTTATCCTGTACCCATTGAGGGTATTCTGCAGCTTCTGGAGCTTGGCCTGTTCCGCATCAAGAGCTTTCTGTGTCTTTTCCTGTGTTGCATCACCGGGATTGCTCGAAACCTTATACGATCTCGTCTCGCCGCCATTGTTTGTATTCCCACCCCAATTAGCTGTTGGCCTTGAGTTGAATACATCCTGCATAGTTTCTTTGACTTTTTTCCATCCGGTCGTTATTTTGGCCGTTTCAGCAGTGCTCTGCTTTGATACAGTCTGCATCTTGGAATTTATCTCACCAACCGCCTTGCCTGTTCCGCTAACAGTCTTCGTAACCTCTGACATCTGCTTGTTATATGCAGCGCTCTGCTCTGTGAGCGTCCTGAGGTCTTTTGACATATCCTTGATAGGCTGCGTTATCTCATCCAAGGCACTTGCTATGTCCATGGTCTGTGCTTCAGTTCCCTTGAGAGTTTCGGTAATATCTGAAAGAGCTTTCTTCAGCTCATTGGTGTCAGCAGTAAACTTGACGGATATCTCCTCTATTGTCATATTCTGTCCCACCTCCTTCCTTTTCGTATTTCTTCATGATTTATTTTTTGCTCTTATCCACATGCCTGTACATTATTGCCTTGTACTTCTCAAGCTCTGCCTGTCTCTTTTCTTCCTCGTTCCAGTATGGGAATATATCTGATACATTTATATCTCCATCATTCTTCCATACCCACATGGATATAAGCTCAGCCTGCCTGAATGCTATGTTGGCTTCGTGCTGGTGCTTCCTGCGTTCCCGCTCGTTGTAAACCTTTATCATTTCAACAAGCTCACCCCAGGTATAATCCAATGCCTCAAAGAAGCCCACACCGGCTATCCTTGCTTCAAAGAGAAGCCTATCTATATCATAAGGGAGTGCTGTCTGACTTATCTTCGGAATCGCCCGCCGTTGGGGTCTGTCCATTATCCTTCTGCAGCTTCTCTACCCTTTCCTCAAGGCTGTCAAACATAGTCTTATATGTTGTATTGATGCTGTTCACAACACTGTTTGCCTGGTCCTTCTTGATGATTCCAGAATTGACTGCAATGTCGGTAAGGACCTTTGCAAAGTCCTCAGCTCCGCTTCTGCCGTTCTCAACAAGCAGATCGTAAAACTCCTCTCCATCTGTGATCTCGTTGTCATTGTCCTTGTAACCCAGAGCTATGCCAAGAATATCAACCGCTCTGTCTATATCATCTACTGCACCCATAAGAGTTGCCAGCATGTTCTCTTCGTACTTCTCCTTGAGAATCTTCTGACCACCTGCTGTAAGTCTCAAGTGAAACTTCTTCTCTGCTCCATCTACCTTGAGTTTGATTTCCAATGTCTGCATATCTGCTTTACCTCCTAAAAAGGCAGGGAGACCATGCCCCCTGCCTGTGATGTATTATTTCATATTGTTGTATTACAAAAATGGATTATGCTTCTACCGGATCCGTAACCTCCCACTCACCCTGAAGGTTTACAACTGCCTTTGCCTTAATGAGGTTGTTGACCTCGGCACCGGTAACTGTCGTTGTAACATATCCCTTATTCTTGAATACTGTCTTGTCAGGGAATGTGACCTCAACATCAACTATAGCCCCAGCATCCTCAAGGCCCTTGAGTATACGATAGTCTGAGGTTGCTGCTCCATTGTCATAGAGATACTCTACCTCCCAGCTATCGTTCTCCTGCACACCTGGAACACTTTTCTTTGACTTATCCTTGAAGCATGTAGCATCAAGTGATGAAGGTGTTCCTCCAATGTCTCCTATCTTTGTTGCATAATTAAGGGCTGTCTTGCCTATCTTGATATCAAGACCTATTGAGGCAAGTCCCTGCTTTGGTGTATCTGCCATTGTTTTATACCATCCTTTCTGCTTATGAAATAAGCCTGTTTGTTCTTGTGTCTACTTTGCTGCTATACCTGAGAGTCTTTCTGCAATATCCGCTGGCATCAACATTATCTCCATCGTCATCCGGGCTTTCGTAGTCCCTGTTGAATCCAAGATCCACCATCTTCTCATCAACCATCAGCATGATGGATATGCATTCCTTAAAGGTTCGGCTCCATATATCTATCTGAAAGCCCAAATTTTCAACAACACTGTGCATCCCTGTGCCAGTATTTGCTATCTGAATAAATGTAACCAACGGAACATAACTTATAGACTTTGGATATCCATGATTAACCTTTAATTCGTTATACTCTATGCTTTCAAGCAGCTCCTTGATCTGTTTTCTTGCATCTATCATCTAGTGATCTTGCTCTCCATTCTTACCGCTGATTTCAGCCTTTCTACTATGTGTTCCTCATTGTTCTTCATAGCCGGATAGAGGTATGGCTGTGGTGCCTGTCCTCTGGTTAAATATCCTATAACCTCACCATCCTTCTTTATCGGGATGAAGTGATATTTTTCAGCCTGAGCCTTATCTATCTTGTCAACAGGTATCATCCATGGTGTCTGCCTGTATCTGAGGTCTATTCCCTCAATCTTAAGGCCTGCCGCCTGTCCAACAGGTCCTGTGCCAAACTCCACATATGCTGCATAGCTCGCATTGTTGTATACCTCACCAACAATCTTATCCTCTGTCTCAGTAACCCTTGTCTGTATCTTCTCTCTGAGATATCCACCATCAACAGGCGCAAGCGCTCTGGCTTCTCCTGCTATGCGGTCGGCTTCCTGTTCCACAATCTGTTTTACATTGCCGTCAATCCCACTAGCAAGTTTATCCAGAGCGCTTATAAGTGTATCTAATCCTTTGATTTCAATAGGCATATCTACTTCACCCTCTCAATGATAACAAGACGATAAGATGGATAAGGCTTGATGGATTCCACGTTGTACATGTTATCGCCCACCTTCACCCTGTCTTTTTCTTTCAGACTGATGGAGTCATCGAAAACACATCCCTGAAGCATCTCGTTAACACGCTCACCATACTCAGCTACCTCAACCTCTGAAGATATAGGACTCCACAGAATCCTCTCAAGGATTCCTGATGGATCTGTCTCATATCCATATGATTCATGTCCATACTCATCCTCTTCAACATAACTGCGATATATCCCGCTATTCTGTCTCTTCTGTGCTATCTTTCTTCTTATGCTTGACATATACCCTCCTGTATCTCTTGAGGCTGTCCAGGACCTTATCAACCTGTGTATCAAAGCTCTCTCCTGTGAGATATGTTGTATTCTCGGACACAACGCCCTCTGAGTAGCTCTCAGACTTTATATGCTTGTCAGCCTGGTCTCTCTCATAGAGTATAGCTGCGATCTCGACCGCCTTTGAGGCAAAGGCTTCATCGAACTGCTTCACATTCAGAAACAGAACTATCTCATCCTTCGCCTCTTCCAGATAATCGGTAAGGATCTCATCGCTTATATCCTTATCAGAGCCTATCTTCCTCTTAAGCCTTGCCAGTGAATCCATCATGTATCACCTCTCAGTCGGTCGCCTTTGTGGCTGTCTTTGTTTTCTTCTGAGGCTTTGGCTCTTCCTCTGCCTCGGTATCCTCCACCGGCTCATCCTCTGCCGGTGCCACGCTGGCCGGCTCATCCTCTATAACAAAGGTCTTTATGTCCTTGCGGCAATGCTCTACAACACGCTCATTCCGGCAAGTGAAGCTGTGTCCTGTGATAATATTCTTTATAATAGCCATATCTGCCCTCCTACTTTCTATTTACTGTGAGAGTTGCAAGTGCATCCTTCTGCAGTACCTTGACACCACAGAGGTGAAGTCCCTTGACAGCATCTGAGAAGTTGCTCTCTGGTCTGTAGCCCTCTGTCTCAGTGATCTGCTCGGCAAATGAAGCACCAGCATTTGTACCGCCAAGTATCTTGTACTTTGTACCATCGGTGTTTGGTGTATTGTTTGATACATAGATCTGGAAGCCTGCAGCAGCTCCGATGTGTCCGCCCTGAAGGATTGCCATGTTGACATCTGTACCATTGCCAACGAATCTTGAATCCTTCTGAAGGAGTCCATGATAGAATGGCGGCACTACTACCCAACGGCCTACGAGCGGAACATTCTTCTCTGTGAGCTCTGTTCCAAGATCTACAAGCAAGTCATATGCATCATCCTTACTTGGAACAATTGGAGACTCATCACTTCCGACTGCTCCGGCAGCACCGGCTACCATGATTCCTGCAAGCAGTGAATCAACCGTATCATTCAGACCATATGCGGTTCTTGCCATAGCCTCGTTCATGAGCTTAGGGTTAGTCTGCGCATTGTCCACATCCTTGATGGCAAAATTGAAGTAATTTGCCTGATCAATAACAAGTGTATTCTGCTCACCTGTAAGCTCCTCTGGATCATCAATCTTTGCTCCTGTATACTTCTTGATCGTGATGTCACCGATCTGGTTGATCTTTACAGTATCACCATACTGCTTGATCTCGCCCTCATAGTCTCTGTTGACAAGTCCTGCATATACATGGATCTTGTCAAGATGTGCAAGAAGTCTTGCACTCCAAATCTGTGGAATAAAATTCTTTACTGACATATTTCATCGTCCTTTCTTACTTGTTCTGCTTGAGCACATTCTGCACCTCATCCCAGTGTGCATTGATCTCCTCGGCACTCATAGACTTAATGCTATCCATGGTTATTGTCGTGCCCTGGGTCTTATCCCTTGGTGCTGTGCCTCTCATTTTGTCGCTTACAGAATCCGCAACGGCTGTTCTGAAAGATGCTTCAAACTTATCAATCTTATCCGCTGTCTCTTCTGCTGTGTCGCCTGTCAGAACATCAGCAAATGAAGCATCAAGCCCTCTCTTGATCAGCTCCTTGCCTGTCGCAAGTACAAGCTGCTGTCTCTCAAATGCTTTCTTCTCAGCGTCAAAGGCGGCCTTATCCTTATCAAACTGATATTTTGCTCTCTGCTCCGCTGTCATCTTCTCCAGCTTCTTAGCCTCGTCAAGGTTTTCAATAGCTTCCTTGTCCCACTTCTCCTTGGCTGTAGCAAGTGCCTGTGTGACTCTTGCGTCCGAAGCTGACTGAACAGCCTTTTTGAACTCTGGTCTTGCCAGAATCTCCTCGACTGTCATAGTCTTAAGCACATCTTCAAGTGATGCTGTGCTTGTTGCCTGGTTCTGCTGTGCTCCCTGTGTCTGTGTACCAGGCTGTGTTGTTGCCTCACCAATCTGTGCCTGTGTCTGTGTTGTCTGCTGTGTTTCATCCATAGCTTATACATTCCTTTCTTGTGCCTGTCAGTTCATGCCTGCCAGTAGTCTATTGATATGTCCCCAGCAAGTTCATGCCTTGCTGTTGAGGTTTTAATGTCTTTTCCTTGACAATAAAAAAGACCATGTTTTTATCATGGTCTGAATTAACGATTATTCTGTTTCTTCTGTCGCTCCAGTGCATATGTTGTAAGTGATCCGCAACACGCACAATATGTATCATCCTCAGCATATACCCTATGTCTGCACATCTGGGTTCTCATCTCTGAACACATATTTGGTGATTCCTCCAGTGCGATTCCGCACTTTGTACAATAGTTGTCAAGCTCATTGTATTTCCGCTTGCACCTCGGACATATTCTATTCATGTATTCACTGCTCCTTTACTCAATGATTACCCAATCTTCAGCAAGGCAATCATTTATACTCGGCACCCACATGGAGTGTGAACCATCAACACATCTGATCTGCAGATATGGGTTACACTTGAATAAGTCGCCCTCGCTGATTCCCCAGGCTTCTGCGGTCTGCTTGTTACATGGTATGCCATCAGGATATCCCTTCTGGAATACAACAAACATTCCCTTGCCATTCCAACCCTTTCTTGCAACTCTGAAGCCCTTCTTGAGCATTTCAAGAGCAATTCCAAATGTCATGTTGTCACATGGCCTGTATGCTTCGTTAAACTGCTTCTCCGGTGACCAGCTCTCATATCCATCTGAATATTTTACGAGATAGCCTTCATCTGCTGGATTTTCTTCCGCTGGAATCTGCCATCCTCTGTAATTGTTATAGTCGCCTCTTGTCATCGGCCTTGCCTCAATCTGCTTTGTTCCAATGTACTTCTGCATTCTTTCATCCTCCTATTTTTTGCATTAAAAAAACACCATACATCTCTGTACAGTGCTTGTAATCACATCTAGCATTCTTTTCTACTCTTCTCCTATATGCCTTTTTCCGGGCTTATATAGTTCTTCTATAACTCCATTGGCTATATCTCCGCCTACGTATCCTGGACCATACAGTTTGTCCAAATGTGCTCTAACCTCCGAATCTCTAGGCAATGACCTAAATTTTTCTCTCTGCTTATCATATTCCTCATATGATGTAATACTTAAAAACTCTTCTTTTAAAGTCATCTTAATGCCTCCTCTATCAATTTGATCTCGTACTCATTGAGCATTGTTTTGTCCTTTTGATACACTCTGAAAAGCTCTGAAATAGCCTCCCACATAAATTCTGTATTTAAATTACCATCTGGGGTGATAGCCTCAGTTACGCTATCAATATATAATCTACCTTGATATTCGCTTATAAACTTATCACCATGCAATATATAAATATTGAATTTTTCACCTGAATCATTTTCATATATTTCCGAAGTAATATCTGCATCGCTTAATCCCTCAGTTAAGTATTTCTTATACTTTTCCACAATTTTAGGATCCATCATGCGTTCTTCTATCAGGTGTCCAAATTCATGATCTATATCCTCTTTCTCAGCGCCTTTGGCAATGTTGATAATGCCTTTTTTTACATCACAACTACTGCCATTCTGCCCCATATTAAAGGTTACATCAGCCATTGCTTTCTGCACTTTATCTGGCAACTGTGAGTATGCGTCAACAACAGCTTTTTCATCTCGAATAATGTTTACATCCGACTTTGACGTTTTAAACATTATATCTCTTATATTATCACCATTTTTTGTATTATCAACATCTTTCTTCTCCAACACATACTTCCTGTACCACTGTGCATAACTCATTTCAAACGGCACATGAATATTCTTACCAGTCTTCGGATCTCTTGCGATTCTTTCCTTTGGCAGGTCCTCTCTATATCCCATTGTTGTAGATCTGCAATGAGGATGCATAGGCGGGAAGTTTACACCCTGTTCTGCCTTTGACACAAAGAAAACCTCTTTATCCAGCTTTCTGCAGATGGATGATGTCCGCAAGTCCAGTGTAGCAAGGTATATGTATCTTAACACCCCTGCCGCCTTGTACGACTTCAATGTTCCCTGGTTACAGCAGTTGTTTACCTCGGTGCGGATTACTCTGTTTATGTTGTACCTGCCGCCATCTATCTTTGCCTCCAGCGCAAGATCCATATCTCTGATACTCTGCCCGGTCATAAGTCCCTGCGTTATAACCTGCTCGAGGCTCTTTGCCAACTTATCTGTGTTCTTCCATATTCTTTTAGAATAGTTGGACCCTGCCCATTCAGTCTCTATGGCTGCCTGTACATCCCTGTCAGCCAGCTTTGTAAAATCAAAGCCAGTCTCAGTTCTGCGCTGCATATCATATATGCTTCGGTAGTAGCTCTCGCTATATGTATCTATGAGCCTGTTTTCAAGCCTTCTGTGTGCATCGGCACCAACCATATAAGCCTGTGAGTATACCAAATCTTTCAGAGCTTCCAGCCTTGATATTCTCGCCGCATAAGCCGGAGCATTGAGCCTTGCAAGTATAGCCTGCCTGGCTATCTCCTCCTGACACTGTGCAAGTGTGATCATAAGATTGCGGCGCATAGTCTCCGTCTGTTTTTCATTAAGAAGCCTCAAGGCGGCATCCTGGCTTATTCCTGAATCACGTGCATACTTACCAAATATCTCCTCTATCTGCTTCTCTACGATATCCACAGCGCCATCAAAGAGCTTGTTTACATGCATAATATCAACATCGGCTCTGTCCTGGGAGAGCTTCTCAAGATCTACAGCTCTCTTCTCCCAATAGTTGTTGTCGCTCATAGATCACCTACTCTTTCTCAGGATCCTTTTCTTCATCATCCTTGATAGGTGTCTCCATATCCTGTGCATGCTGACTGCCAAACGTGGCAAGGTACTGCTGCTGTTCCTCGGCTTTCTGCTTCTTCACATTCTCTATGACCTCATCAACATCTTTGATAAACCAGAGCTGTGAAAGAAGTGTCTTATCATCCACTATGCCCCTGAGCTGAGTTACCATATTGATGATTGTTGGCTTATCTATTGGCATTGCAACTGTGAATACAACATCAAGCTCTTTCTTGTCTATGAGAGACATTTCACCCTTGACATTAAGCCAGTGGTTGTACATCTCGAATCTCTTCTTGAGCCCTTTCTCAAGGCTCCTCATCTTGTTCTTCACAAGCATATTCATAACCATCAACTTGAGCATGAGGGCCTGTCCTGAGCTGTTTCCTGCAAAGTTCTCATCTGTCATATCAACTGTAAGGGTCATCTTGTGGATTTCTCGGATAATATCATTACAGAGCACTGAAACACTGTTTTCATCAAATGCTTTCTGTATGTACTCTATCTTTCCATCCAGTGGCAAGCCATCAATGAAGCGGTTCTTCTTCAGTTCTTTCTCGTCATCGTCATCTAATGTCATACCGAACATGGCAAGGATTGAATTGACGAACTTCTTCTTGTCTGTCACTCGGTCGCTGAAAAGCTCGTTGAGTGCATCCTGCATAGGAATGATCTGTTCAAAGTCACCCTGTCTCTCATCGTTGTTCTGGTACTCCACCACAGGAACCTCACCAAAGTAATGCTCCTGTTCGCTGCCCTCAACAAGGTAAAATTCAAAGTTATCAAGGTCACGACTCCTGTATTCTTTGGTGTTGTGATCATTGCATACAGTGATTGAATAATACTTTGATTCATTCAGATCTTCCTGTATCTCATAAATAATCGCAAATAACTTATTGTGCTCCACTGTATTGTCTCTGACCATGATACAGTTCATAGGGTTCACTACTGTACTTCGTGGCTCTGGATTTTCATCGCTGTTGGCATAAAGCTGTTCATAGGCTTCGCCATATATGCCTATAGCCTTACCTATCTTGGAATCTATCTCTGATATAGTCTCATTGTCGTATACGTCCTGTATGCGGCTTATATCAAGTTTCTGGGACAAGTCAGGATCATACAGCTTCACGCTTCCATTCTTGATAGATGCTTTCACACCACCTTCAAGCTCCTTGCGCTGTTTATCCGCTTTATCCGCTTTGTCGCTGTTGTACTTGACCGGTTCACCGAGATAATAGCCAAGGCCGACATCAACCACATATTTAGCATAGTTGACATTGAACCTTACAACATCATCATCGTCATCCACTTTGTGTGCAAGAATATCATGTCTACCCTCGTAGTAATCCTTACACTTAGCCCATCTGGCAAGCTGCCCTTTATGCTTCTGTATGAGGTATTTGAAAACCCTTGAATCTATGTTGTCTAAGTCCGGCACCATTGCCGGATCTATGTATATTGCCATCGTGCATATATCCTTTCTGCCATGTGTTTATAATCCCTTCGGTCTCTTCCTTGACTTAACACGGCTGTTTCTTCGTATATCCTCTATTGAGTACCTGAGAGCCGCCATGGCATCGTCAAAGAACGGCACAGGCTCATCGGTGTACTCGTTTGTCTTCTGGTCAAGCTGCCATTTCCACTGTCTGATCTCGTCATATGTGTTTGTGCAGCTATAATGTATATGTATCTTTGGTATCTGCTTCAAATAATCTATCTGTGCATGTACGCTTCCCGGCTCCTTTAGGACTCCTCTGGCTCTCTTATATCCGGCTTTCTGCCACATCTTGATTCTGTCCGGCTCTGCTGAATCACAGTACATATTTAGCTTTTTATCAAACTGCTTTTCAGCTGCCATCTGTATGATCTCGTTCGTGTCTTTCTCGTACACATAGAGTTCTTTGCAGATGTACAATTCACCATCCTTGAAAGCCACCTCAAGCAAAGCATTTGCATGGTTAAATCCAAAATCCTGTGCATTCACTACATAATCGAAGTTGCTGTGATCTGTGTTAAAATCCTCAACAACATAGTTTGTAAGGATAAGGCCACCAACTTCGCCCCACTCCCCAAGTCCATAGACCCTATATCCCTCAGGATCCACCTTCTTACGTCTCTCCATTCTTGCCCTGTATGCCGCATCAATAAATCTGTTGTTGACATAGTTGCTTGAATGTGTCAGTACATTCTCGTCCTCAATATCAAAGAAGTTTTTCTTTATCCAGTGGGTAGCTGATACAGGGTTAAATGTCATCTTGATCTGATAGAACTGCCCTGGTGGCAGCTTACCTCTGAGACGGTCGTCTATAATCTCAAAATCACTCTGCATAAGCTCCGTAGCCTCTTCTATCCATACATCCGTGAGCTTTCCACGCTTAAATGTGATAGATTTCAGCTTTTCACGCTGCTTATCATCATTTACCCCTCTGAATATGATCTGGTTACAATTTGCCTTGCATTCGATCATGAGCGGGTTCTGCTTGATGGTCCAGTATTTCTCATATTTATCACCGAACATACGAAAAATAGCACCCTGCAATTCTGCAAAAGTGCTATCTCTGTTTGTTATATCTGATTTTCTTACACATAATAAATTCCTGCCTGGATCCTGAAGGAGCCTGAGTATATAGTTTGTGGCTGTGTCAACACTTTTCCCGGATCCAGCCGAGCCTTTCATAACTATATATCTTCTCTTGCTCCTGTTCACTTCCTTAAATGCAGGATTAAGCTCAACTTTAATGTTCATCGTCTGCCATATCCTCCACTTCTGAATTATCCAGAGGTGTTTCATCACCATACGACACATTTATATTCAATGTCATATCTTCGCCCTCGGTATTCAGATTGATAATATCCTCCGGTCTCTGCCCCACTGTATCCCTGATGAACTCAGCACTGGCAATTGAACCTTTGAGGGCTTTCTGAACTTGGGCTATGAGTATAGCGTCCTGGACTGTGATATTCTTGCCCTTTATATCTGCTATGTTCTTTATCTTGTCGATATTGACCACAGCGCCTTTATGCAGGCTCATGGACAGGATAGTCTCAAAGGTATCTTTCATCTGCTTCTTTGCAGCTCTTGTCTTACCTGATTTGACGCCGCCTTTCTTGCCTGCTTCCTGAAGCTCTTCTTTTGTCATGTCCTTAAAGCTCTTTCCCATCCGTTTCACCTGCCTTTCATATAATCTAAAAAAGTACAAAAAATGGAGCCTTGCTGTTATAGCAAAAGCTCCAAATATAGTAATAGTCAACCGGAATTGAACCGATGCCTCGTCAGTGGCTACTGCCATACATCAACACGTTCTGCCAGCCTAAACTATCTTCTATTACTATTATTATCATACCATGCTCTATTTACCATTTCAACCAACGCTTTTTCCTTGCTGGTCAATCGTGCTGCCCCCTTATCTGAATCATTCTCACTATGAAAATAACCATGATGTGTATGTGGCTTTAATCCCTTATGTGGATGATCTAAATGTATTGTTTTGGTGCGTTTTCCATCACTGTCAAAATAGGTGATATCTGTGGGGCCATCTTTTCCAACAATCGCATACACTCTTCCTTTTGTCATTGTCTCCATTAGTGGTTCTGATTGCCTATTGGTCTTTTTTATAAACTTCACATTTCCAACTGTGAGTAATGATTTGTATTGAGAACCATACTTTTTACCTTTACCACTTATTCCGCTACTCGCACCACGTCCGCCCATTATTTTACCTTTCTTATCTATTTACACCTTATTCTTCGCTGGCTTATATGAATATTCATATCCATACTTCTTTGCGTTTCTGCTGAGCCACTTACTGAGATCCGCATCATAGTTGTCACTACTTACCTTGACGCTATGAATGGCTTTGTTGAACTCCGTAGCCTTAAAATGTGGTTTCTTTTTAATCGTATACGTTCCCGCTCTTCTTTTGCTGTATAGCTTAGGATCTATACCTCTAGGCGGCAATGCGTTTCTGCTACTTGCTGTTACCGCCTTTTGTCCACTACCTGCCCATGTCTCAAGGTCTGCCCCACTAAAATTGCCCCATCCATTCGCTGGATGATTGTGTATAAAGTGCTTACCTTCGCTTTCAAATGCATCATAACTCACACTACCTCTGGAACCCTTATAATAATGTGTCACATATCCATTATCATCCACTTGGACTCCCCATTCTCGACCACTCTTGGTGTGCTTATCATTAAAATTCTTGATAACCCTGTCTATACTTCCTGTATTCTTTGAACCATTCATCCAGGCAGGAAACAACTTCTCAGATGGTTTGCCTCTTCCGTTCGAAAATGATAGCCCTCTATCTCCTTGCTTTGTCCTGAATGCGTTTGCTCCTCTGCCACCCAATTGCTTTACCTCCACGAAAAAAGGACACTTCACAATGAAGTGTCCTAACATACTATAACTATGTAATATCTATTCTTCCTCTATCGGGAACCACAAACTGCTGTCGTCATTCACGCACATACATAAAGGATTGTTAAATGCATCCTCCTCAGATTCCCAAAACTCTTTAAGTTTTTTATCTCCAAGCATTCCATTCTCATAGAGGTCATCTATATTCTTGAATGTTATCTCCTCATCCGTATCATAATTAACGATTGATGCCGGACTATAATATATAAAATAATCTCCAATCCTGAATGCCTGAGCTTTCTTCATATGGTGTAAAAATGTGTCCTTAAGCATATCTCCCACCTAACCTCTCTTAAATGCTTTATTGTCATAATATTTCACCTGAATACTGTCAGGGAATTTATAACCTATATCACCGCCATATACAAGCACTCTCTTTGGCCTGATGCGCTTGAGTGCTTCTGTCATTCCATTATACCACATCTGCTTATTTTCGTCATCCAGCTTGACTCCAATAGTTGACACTGAAACAGTTCCACCCTGCTGTATACCGTCAAAACAGAATGTATATGTTTCTTTCTCAGCCCATGAAAGAGTTGGTATAACAGTGATACCAACGTCCTGCATCATCTGACCGATGAGGCGGCTTCTGTACACGTTCCATATCTTCATAGGCATTGGCATGTCCATGTACAGGCTGAAGTCTGGAGTAAATACACAGTCAAACTCTCTCAGCTTGTCCATGTACTGTTGCGGGCTGTTCCAGATACGTTCAAACTGGTAGTCGTCAATATAAAAATGCACTCCACATTTACGCTTCTTGGTGGATAGAACATAATTGAATGATATCAGCTCATCTGGCTCTGCGTTCTGCGCCTCGATAATCGGCATCTGGTAAAATCCCTCTGCCCTTGCTCCGTCAAAATCATCAAGGTTATATTCCTCGTATGTTCGCTCTCGTTCATCGCCGTAGTATCCGTCATCCTCATCATCCTCAAGCAGATCTGGAACATCAAAACCAAAGTCTGCCATGTCAAAATCCTCTATGGCTGTAAGCTCCTGGTTGAGTAAATCCAAGTCAAAACCACTGTTCATAGTCAGTTTGTTGTGTGCCAGGATGTATGCTTTCTTCTGCTGCTCTGTGAGCTCTGTAAGCCTTATACAAGGCAGTTCGGTATATCCAAGCTCCTTGGCTGCCAAGAGCCTACCATGTCCCTCTATCAGGACGTTGCCCTCGTCTATTGCAAGCGGATCATTGAAGCCAAACTCACTGATAGACTGCTTTATCTGCTCAACCTGTTCCTGTGGATGCTTCTTTGCATTCTTGGCATATGGTATTAACTTATCAATATCAACATACTCTATCTGCATATCTGCCTCTTCCTAGCTTCGATATAGGTTCGAAGCTATACTTTCTTACTCACTCTCTTCGGGATCACAATCTTGTACAGCGGTTTACATACATTCTTTACCTCTCCACCCCAATTTATAGTTGGCTGAAATTTGTATATCTTAGTGCACTTAACTATCACCTTTATCATAGCTATCGGTAAAGCCAATCTACCAAGTATCGGATGTATATATTCAAAACTATATTCAGGTCTCACAACCTCGAATCTTTTAATCTTACTCATATCTCACACCTCAAACAAAATAGCCCAGTGGGGAGAGATCAGCGTTCACTTTTCACAAGGGGAGTTTTACAACCACTGGGCACAAGAAAAGGGACACAACCGAAATGGCAAACAGTCATGTCCCTTATGAATCAATATTTCACGGTCTATATTACACTAAAACCATGTGTTGTGTCTGTGCTTTTAATGTGTTTTGAATGTGTCAGATTTTAAATAATCATTCCATATCATTTGAAATTCTTGCAGAGCCCACCCATGAGCATGTCTCACCCAATCGTAAGAGTATCCCATTTCGTCTGCGATTGCTTTCAATGACTTATAGTTTATATATCTTTGATATAATATCTCTGTATGTTTTGTGTTATACAACTGACACATCTGGTGAACTGCTTTATTTCGGAAATCTTCAAATGTTTTTCTACATTCGTTCATCTCAGTTTCAAGATCAACATACTTTCCAACTGTACGGCTCATAGTATCTGCCACGGCACTGGTTTGTACTCTTTCCTTTGAATAGTCAAATCCACCCGGATTCATCGCTATCGCTTTCATTTTGAAGTATTCATTGCTTAATCTGTCCATGTGATCTTCAAGCATTTTAACCTGGCTTAAATACTCTTTTGCTTTCACCGCCTCACCTCCTACTTGTTCTCCCGGATGGTGAAATCCAAGCCTGTTTCTTCCTTTAGTGTCTGTATCAGATCATCCCAGATAATTTCTTCATCACACAGCGCATCAGTCTTTAAATTAAATCTTTCGCAGAATCTCTCAAGCCTCTTCTGTCCAAAATCAAATTCATCTCGAAGTACCATGCAACTCATTATCAAAATACAATCTATTGTATTCAGTTTGATTTTATACACAGCTTCGTCAAGCTGCTTCTGGTTGACCTCAAGCGGAACAAACATGGCTCCTCTGACCTTGAGTTCTTTCTCTGCCGCTTCCATGCCCTGTGTCTTGATGACATTCATCAGCCATGCAGCCCCCGCCATTCTTGCTTCGTGTAGCTTTCTATCTGATTTTGCCATCCTTACACCTCCACTTCATCATCTGCCGGAAACCGGAACACCTTCGGTGGTGTGAAACAGAATGCCTGTTGATAGCCACTACCCTGTAGGATTCCTGGACCGCCGCTACAAGATATGTAACTTCCATACACCTTCGTCATATCTTCCAGTACCTTTTCTGCCTTTTCCATAGAACTATATTCAGCCATAATTGTGGATTTTTCTGAATTGTTATCACAACTGTATATTATTCTTGTTCCTTCACTCTTATAATGCATAGTGATAGTTCCATTTTCATACTCAACATCTACATATCCCCAGCCTTTCTGACTAATTAACCTCATTACTCATCAACCTCCCTTAACAACTTTCCATTTATGTCGTAATCGTATCCAAAAACCTCAGAGTCCCTGTTTAAATAATCACAAAATGCCTGACACTCTTCCTTCGTTGTGAAGAATACTTTTTTTCTCAATTCTTTTTCCTCTATTTCTTTGAAATCCTTGTTGTGATCTATTATCGTCTTTGCATATTCAGTACGGATATCTTCTACAAAATATTCTTCTCCCTTATCTCCTTTTGCCTTATACCATGCCATGAACTCTCCGTTTCTCTCGCTTAATTCATACAGCACATTCTCCTCTGGATAATACACCTCCTTGTTTACTCTGCAGCTGCACTCATCATCTACAGTTCTTCCGGATGGTAATGTCACCTGGATTCTTCTGGTTTCGTTGCACTTATCGCATTTCTTTTTATACCGATAGCCCCAGCTTACCGCCCAAAGAGTAACCTTGAAATGTTCCATTAACTCTTTCAGTCTGGCCTGCTTGGCTCTGCTTTCCGCATCCCGCATTACTCTGTCGCACTCGTCTTTCTTTTTTTTAAAGTCTTTTTTTATTGACTCGAAGTTTTTCTTAATGTCCTGCAGCTCCTTATTTTCTTTGCGAAGTTTCTCGATTCCATCGTTAATTTCTTTTTTTACCGATTCTCTAAGCTCGTTCTTTAACTCTTCGATTTTCTCGTCAAACTCTCCTGGTTCAAAAAAATTTTCTTCATTCCAATAACACATCCTACTCCTCAACCTTCCTTTCCGCCTCCAGCCATCTGCGGGTACACTCACAACAATGCCCTGTGCATTTATTGCCATCAAACCCTATCTCATTCGGACACATGATTATCTACGCAAGATCCGCATCACTGAGCGACCGGATGTAGTCGCCGTTGGTCATCGGCTCATAGTTATCCACAGCGTTCTTAGTACAGTGTGCGCATGGTTCCTGTGTCTCATATCTATCTTTGTATTTGCAAGTTTTGCAATTATCTATTCTCTCTGGTGTTATTTCCATCGTATCTCTCCATTCCTAATCATCTCTCTAATGTTTATGTTGCTTAAACTCTCCTTGTAGCCCTGTTCACTCTTCATAAGTACGTGGTGTTCATATATCTTGATAATCGTCCAGCACTTCCAAACCCTTATAGGAACATTCTCCTCTTTTCCGTTCTTCGTGAGTATCCTCACCACCCGCCCAGGTCGGCAGATGGTGTTAAATGCTGCATCTATCTCAAATTCTGTCATGTGTCTCTTCCTTATCCATATTTTTGCACAAAAAAATACCAACCATTAAATAGTGATGGTTGGTATTTTTATCATTTATTTTATTTCTGTAGATTTTCCAAATTCAAATTCACCCTTCTTTATGCTATCATTCTTTTTATAATAAATTTGTTCATATAATTTACTAGAATTGTTATGTTCATTACTGCAATATATAGATAACTTTAAATTTGTATGTTCATCCTCAGTCCACAAATTTTCTAAAGCCTTAGGTAAAATAAATCTAACCGCATATGTAGCATTAGTATCTTTCTTATCATAAGGCGCAATTATTTGTATCTTTTTGTACGGAATATCTAAATTGATAGCATTTAGTATATTTCCTCCATTACCATTATATACCGTTATTAACTGCGCTTGTATAAAAACATTAGTAACATAAAATTTTGATAAGTTAACTATTTTTACCCTATATTCATCTTTATCATTTTTTGCTATTTTGTCTGATATAATTATTTTAGGACTTTTGTTCCAATAATAAAAGTTCATAAAAACAGATGATATAACACCTGAAATTACACCTGATACAATGCTCATAAAAAATGCCATATAGCTCCCCCCTAGTTATATAAAATTTATTAATATTGTATCATTCCAACCATCATTATTCAATTATCAATGTACTACTATTCCGCTCATATATTTAATAAACTGATTATCTCCATGGTGTTTGTGCTTGTTTTCCATGATTTGATGTATTCCACAGTCTCCGGCGAAGTTATCAACGATAAGCTCTCCGTTTATCATGGCAGCACCTCCGGATAATCATATATGCTCATCTGTACCGCCGGTACATCTTCCCACGGCACTCCAATATAGTCCAGGACTCTTCCCCAGCCGAATTTTTCTCCAGTCTCAGGATCCGTGCAACACCTGTACATGTAGAACTCCCATTCCTTTGGATTACGCTCTCTTAGTCTGTCAAACCTGTGTGGCCGTTCTTCCATGTGGATTCCAAAGCCACACATGCTGCAACCTGTACGCTGCGCTCCTGTCGTTCTGAGATTGCCATGTCCATCATCCTGTATTTGTCCATATATAGCCGGTATGATTGTCTCAACCGGTTCATAGGGTATTGTGTTGCCAGCCTTATCCTTGCTGTATGGCTGCTCATAATAAAGTTTTGCAAACACATCTGAATGTGCGTGATACCAAGTGTCCATCTCCTGAGCAAGTCTCAATATGTCATTTCTGAGGTATGGTGCAAATGGCGCTGATCTCATTACTGTCTTGCCATAGTAATTGCATCCATGGTCTATGAGAGCTTCTTCTCTCTGTCCACCCTCAGATGCCATCATGCCAAGGAACGGATAGCTTGAATGAGCCTTAGCCCAGTCATCGCATGGCTTCTCTTTCAGCCAATAGCAACAATCATTTGACACCTTGAAATTTGGCTTGTAATACATAACACCTTCATTCTCGTTCTCATATCCTCCGAACAGGTTAAGCCACTTCTGTGGCAACTTCATGCGGCTGTTCTTCTGGAAGTGTCCAAGCTCTCCACATTCGCCTGTGATTATTGCATGTCGAACTGTCTTATTGTTTTCAGTCGGATTCTGAAGCAGCGCTATCTTTCCCGCTATTCTCTTGCTGATAACCGGGAACCCAACTTCATTGAGTACCTCAACTTTTGTCTTGAGCGGGTTCAGGATTGTCACTCCAAGAGCTTTATGTACCCGCTGTATACTCTTATCTTCCAGAGATGAAACCGAGACCGCTGGAACATTGATCCCTATCGACTTCAGGAATACGTGTAATGTAATACTGTCAAGACCGCCAACACTCACATGAGCCGTGTTGCCTCGTATCCGCATCTGCTCCATGAACTCTTCAGCTCTAAGTCTGGATCGCCGCACCTTAACTTCATACGGCTGGTTCTGGAGCATTATCATTTTCTCCCTGGCTTCTTTCTTGCGCTTCTTGTATTCCTCTAAGCCCTTGTCCGGGCTGTCAAGTTCGCCGTCCTCTCCGAAAATTCTTGTTATTAAGTCTTCGTTCATTCACTTCTCAGGAACCCGCTATAGCATTACCCCGGCCGGAGGTTCGGCTCCTTTCGTGTGTTATTTGTTTAGATCATCGGCAAGGGTCCTCACCGTTTCCTCATTTCCTCTATTTTTTCCCTAATCCTATCTGGTATCGGAACACCCTCTGACTTATCTTCCAGTACCTTAATTCTGCTTTCATTTCCTGCAGGCAAGGAACTTATCGCATGTTTCCTTAAATTGTCTATTTCAGTAGAACTGCCCTGAGCGATATTCTGAATGAGCTGCCTTACTTCGGTTGGCATTTTGGAGATTTCCTGTGCCCTTGCGACCTCTGTCCGATAGCAACGCTGAAATTGTGACATTACAACCTGCTCATTGTAATCTTCATCTAACGCCCAGACCCGAAGTTGGCTCGGAAGTCCAACTGCTTTCTGAACCACCGGAGGCAACTTTGCATATTCTTCCGCCGAATTGTATGCACTGTTTCGTATTGCTCTGCTGACCAATGCCCATGCCTCCATTTCGTTCAGCTCCTGTGGTTTGGTGATTGAGTGAATTTTATCAATCAGTTGTCCGGGAGCTGGTGCGAACCCGCTTGTATTTGTTTGCATATAGACCTTAAATGCCATGGCAATTTCATCTTTGCTGTATTCCTCTAATGCCATAGTCCACGCATTGACCGCTGCTGTTCTGCTTGGAGGGTTGTAATTTGGATATGTAGCCTGCACCATAGCAAGTAAATCTTGCACATCTTCTCTTGTCATCAACTACTCCTCCATTCATTTAAAATGTCCCGCTCACCATTTCTTGAAAATGGCTGCTGATTGTTATTTTTGCTGATCTTATCCCATAAGATCCCCTTGTAGCTGTTTCCCATTGACAGGTCGATTACATCTACCACCGCCGCATCTCCATTTTTCTGTGCCTCTTTGGATATTTTGGTTAGTAACGACTTCATGCCCTGTTCAACATAATCCTCTTTTCTGGCAACCTTATACTCAATCCATTCTCTGACTTTCTCCAAAAGAAAATCCGACATGGAATAATTCAGTATGAGCCTATCCAAAATCTGAATACTATCCTCTTTGGTCTTACGTACTCTTTTCGTTTTGGGCTCATCATTTGCCACCTGCAAGGGGGCTATAAGGGGTGTATTGTCTAATCTTGTTTCCTCTAATTTCCTTTCCTCTTCTCTACTTTCCTTTCCTTTACTCTGTGTATTCCTTCCACCATTTATTGAATTTCTTCCGTCAAAAATTGAATTTATTACCACTTTTTTATTATTTTCGGGTACAGCAATTAAAAGGTACTCTTTTTTCAGTTCAATCTTTTCTCGCTTGGACGTAGCATTCAAATATCTTTTTTGCACCCCTTCAGATGTTAAGATATTGAAATCATTAAAAAGTTGTTCTGAAAAAATGTCCCTTCTGATACAAGCTGCCACTATATCTGCTATTAAATTTTTATTGTCACTCGGTAAACCGTTCTCCGACATAAAGAGCAACAACGAGTCTGTAGTCCATTCACAGTAGTAACCAAATCCTCCATAGATTTTCTGATAGAGTTTGACAAGTACCGCAAAGCCTTTCAGTCCAAATTCAGCTTGTATCAATCTGACCTTTTCTTCCATGTGGCAATCCAATTCAAAGTAATCAAGTCCTGCTTTGGTTGGTCTGCCTGCCATTTATCATCTATACCTCCTTGATTCTGATTCCATATATGTGGAGCATCAACTTGCGCTTTATAATGTATTTCTTTGTTCTCATGCCCTTCGCATCTTCAACAACCATGCAGTTGTTTTCTAAGTCCCAATAAACAAAATCAGCCACATATGAGCACTTACGCTCCAGGAGCTTTCCCGGTTTGAATCTGCCCTTGTTGGGTCCTTTTTCATATATCTCATTCGTGTGTTCTCTCTGAGCTGGTATCAGTTCAAATTCTCGTTGAAGCTGCAAGCCTGTTATCTTGCTCGCTTTCTCAAGGATCTTTAACTCTGTGTATCTGTGTGCTTCTCTTTCGCTGTCAAATGTGATGCCGTCTATTACAGCTTTCCTGTTGCCGTACTTGGCTCTTGACCTGTTCCAAGCCATCAATGCTCCTTTCCCCCTGCCGCCCTCAAATAAGAGCAACAGGGATATATGCTAAGACATTACGTTACTGTGCTTGTGATGTATTAAATGTAATGTCAATGTAACCTACTTGAAACTTCCAAACAGTGCCGCCTCGGCAGCGTTCATCTCTGGCTGTGGATTTTCTGCCGGTGCTGGCTGTGGATCCTGAACACTGTTCTGTGTATTCTGAGCATTATTCTGAGTATCCTGTGGCTCTGCCTGTGGAGCCTGTGCTTCTGGTTCATTCATCTCTGTTGCTGTGGCTTCCACATACTCATCATTGTCATTCTCAACGTATGTAGGGTGTCCCTCAGCGTCCAAGGTTGCCATGTCACCCTCAAATGCTTTCTGGAGATCTATGCTCATTACTCCCCACTTACTGATTAGCTGACGGAGCATTGTCTTGTAAGCCATTCCATCAAAATTCTTGTACCAGAATGATGAATACATCCATGAATCTCTCGGATCATAATTGCCAGTCTCATAGTCAGCATATGATACTCTCTGCTTCTCTCCGTACTTTGTCTTGACCTTTCCAGCGTCCTTGTAGAATGCCGGTGCATACTTGTCCGCATGAGCAAGCATCTGAGCCTTACTCCAATACATTGTCTTTCTGAATCCGTTCACAAGCTCAAACATTGCATAGTAGCCGATGGTCTCAGCCTCTTCACGCTTGTCCCAGTCATCAACCATGAGATTGACCTTGATATCCTCGTTGAGTGGGTCGAAGTATTCCAACTCCCCTTCCTTGATTGCGACAACATTCAGTCTCTTATACTGACCGGAACGGATCGCAAGCTGGATATATCCCTTATATCCCATCTGGAACTGAGCTTCCTTGACACCAGTCTTTGTATTGTTGAATGGAACCATATAATAGTGTCCGAGCTGTGGAGATGGTGAAAGCTGTAAGCTCTCACCAAGAAGTGCAGCTGAAAGAATCGACTGATTCGTACACTCCTGAAGTGTAGGGTTGGTGTTGTATGCTGATACAATAGCAGATATGAACCTCTGTCCATTCTTACCACCAACTACCTTGTTGATCTGATTCTTGATTGCATCTTTTGTAAGATACTCTGTAATTCCCAGATTCTGCTGTGCTTTACTTTTTGCTACCAAACTGTTATTTACTGCCATTATTTTCTACCTCCGCTATTATACTCATTAACTCTGTCCCCAGGTCTAACATATCAATACTGCTACTATTTAACTTTGCGATCTCTACAGTCTTGTCTATAATCTGCTTTGCCGCATCTGTTCCAAAGTTTTCTTCCACGATGGCTCGTACGCCTCTTATAGCTGCCATCATTTCGACGATCAGCATGATTGTTGACCCATCCAAGTGCACCGAACCTTTATTTAATACGATCATCTTGTATACCTCCTAATGCATAATCATATCTTCTAACATCTTGTGCAGTACCTCTTTCAGAGCCTGTGGCATTTCCCTTATGTTGTCCTTGTTTATATTGGCTTTTGGCAATATCTTAAATAAAACATCATCTATGAGGTCACTCATAATCTCGTTAATGTCTCCCTCAGCTTTGGACGCTTCCATGGCTCTGCTTATCATTTCTTCTGTAGCAACCTCTCCATATCTTTTAGCAAGCGACTCTCTTAAACTCTTCATTGCAAGTGCTAATTCTGATATAAGCACAGGTGTTGTTCCTCTCATTGATACTGATCCCATTTCTGACTTAATCATCTTGTTACCTCCTACTTAATCGCTCTAAATGTTATATTTCTGCTCTGGAAGAACTCTCTCAAGGCTGCTGCATCATCCGTTGTAAGTTCTACCTCAAACTTGACTACCATTTTCTGTGGTTCCGGCTGTGACTCCTGTACTGGTGTCGGCTGTACATCCTCTGGTGGTGTCATAGCCTTTGCCATTGCGGCTCTCTGCTCCTCGGCAACCTTTTCCTGTGCCTTGCGCTCTTCCTCAGCCTTTCGTCTTGCCTCTTCTGCTGCTTTTCGTGACTCTTCCTCAGCCTTTCTCCTTGCCTCAGCTTCTGCCTTTGCCTTGGCAATCTCTGACATCCTCTTAGCCTCTGAGATGGCCTTGTTGATGTCTAATGTCTCCTTGAATACCTCTGTAGCCTCAAATCCAAACTCCGGGAGCTGGCTGAGTGTAAGCACTCCGTTGCCGATCTCATACATCTTTGACCTCATCTGATCTTCGATACTCTTCATTGATACCGAAGCATTCAACCACTTAGGATCCTGTATCTTCTCAAGCGTTACGAAGTTCTGGAAGCCGATAGTCGCAAACAACTCTTCAATGGCTTTCTGCTTCTCGATCTTGCGTTTCTCGTCAAATGCCTTGACCTGTTCATCTATCACCGCTATAGGCTTGTCTATAATGCCTATAATCTCGTTGATCTGAGCCTTAAACACATTAAACGGCTGCATGTATTCTTTCTCTCTTCTGATGCGCTCATCATTGAGGGCTCTCTTCAGCTTGTTCAGATTGGCCTTGTCTGCCTTTGCGTCCTTGATCTGGTCATCTGTGTAGACAAGCGTCTCATAAAATGAGACCTTAGATGTAAGCTCAGCCTTGAGCTCCTCATAGTTAAAATCAATCTTCTCTGGTATCGCTACCTCATTAACTCTTAATTCCATTTTTAACCTCCTAATTCAGCACCAGCTCCATCTGGTGACTCTCCTTGTTCTCTCGCACCATTGCCATAATGCGTGCTGTCTGTCGCTGTCTCTCTTCCTCGCAGTCACAGTGTTCGCCCGGGTCCAGGCAAGCACCGCACTGTGGACATTCGTTGTAATACATTGCCATTTCCTTTCATATCTCCGGGAGTATCAGCGGCGGCTCTTTCTTCACCTGTACGCTCTCCCAGAACTCTCTCTCAGCATCAATAAGATACTGGATGTCATCCTCTACCTCCGACCGCTCTATCGGATAGTGTTTGGTCTGCAAATATACCTCTCCATCAATTTCAAACTTGAGCTGTGCCTTGAGTACCGCATATTCAAACTCTGTCACCATCAAGTAATGAAGCACCTGTATGTAATAGTTATCTGGCACTCTGTTATCCCATTTTTTCTTCTGACTTGACTGCAGGATCTCTGTGGTCTTGATCTCAAGCACACCATTGCGTCCATCCCGGTCCATAAGCCATCCGTCAAGGCTTGCATGCGCCCATGGGTACTTATCATTCGTGAACATGTTGTTTTCCACATATCCAACTTGATACTGTGGATAATCCAACTTGAATAACTCCCTCAGATGCTTTTCTGCCTCTGTTCCATACTTGACATAAGGCTTATCTGATATGTCCTCCGGCTCTATGCCGTATGCTTTCTCTTTAAACAGTTCCACGTTTGTCTTGTATGGGCTCATCCCAAAGATGGCCGAGGCATCAGAACCGCCTATCTTGGTTCTTGCCCTAAGCCACTCTTCATGACTTCCGAGCACTTTCATCTCAACCATGTTCTATTCCTCTCTGGCATCTTCAATGCTGTTCATAAGTTCAAGCACGCCATAAAGTCCCAGCTCCGTGAACACGGTTCCAAGCAAGTACGCCACCAATCCTACCGCCGGCAGTGCAAGCAGCACTTCTGCGTTGAATAAGATGTTGTAGGCCAACAGCAAAAATAAAATAGTCATTATTACAAGGCTCACCATCTTGACAGCCTTTGTATCCATGTTCTTCCTCTTCATTGCTTTTCTTCCCCTTTTCTGCTATGATTTTATTGAGTATTTTTCTATGCACCGGCGGAACTGCTATTCCAAAGGTGCTTTTTTACTGTCAGGGATCTAATTCATCCCAGTTTATGACGGCTTCTTTTGCTACCTTATTTATGTCGAACGGCGGCACTCGTCTGCCAGCGTCAAGCTGTTTCTTGTACTTCAGATAATCCACCAAGGCAAGCACATTGACCCTTGTTACTCCGGCACCATCCAGTATGGTGTATGGTCCATATCTGCCAGACTGGACATATCTGTCAAGATCTGCTATACGTCTGGTTGCTGTAGATAATGACATCTCAAATATCTTCATCATTTTCGCCTTGCTTATGTACGGCAACCGGCCAATCTCCCTGACACCTATTACCTGTATGTCTTTGACCGCTCTGCTCATTGCTCTCATCTCCTTTCTCTTATCCGTTTAGTCCACATTTTGCAAACTCATATGGTAAAAAAATATTTTCCTCTGGGAATCCACAAATGCTTGCAAAGAGACACAAATCTGCTTTAGACATCTTAGTATTGTAGCTTTCCCAACTGCCTATAGTAGCTCTTGATACTCCCATTTTATCAGCCAATTCCTGCTGTGAAAGCTCTGCATTTACTCTAACGGCAGCTAATTTAATTTTAATTGGCAGCAAAAACTATCATCTCCTTTCATTGAGCATACTTGAATAATACTCCGCATTTTGCAAACTGTCAATACATTTTGCAAACTTTTTTTACTTTTTGCATTGCTATATTCCACAAAATGAGTATAATCAATATTAAAGGAGTGTGAAAGAGATGGGAACTAACCAATTCGCAAAATTATTAAAATATTATCTTAATCTTAATGGTAAAACTCAGTCCGATATGGTGAATGCATTGGGTTATGACAAATCTACTGTATCCGGCTGGTGCTCTGGAGCAAGAGTGCCTAAACTCGATACGATTATAGATATAGCAAATTATTTACATGTTGAACCTGGGGATCTGATTGTTGAAGGTGATTCAAAACCATCTTACTATTTTGATGAAGAAACTGCTCAGAAAGCACAAGAGATATTCGAGAACAAGCAGCTCTCTCTTCTCTTCGATGCCGCAAGGGACGCAGAGCCAGAGGACTTGGAGACAGTTCACACAATGCTCATGGCTCTCAAGAATAAAGAGAAACGATAATGCACATAAAACATCCCACTGATTTTGTTATTGTTTTTCTGATTACATTTGAAAGGGATGATTTCTTTGGAATATATAAACGTACAGATGATGGATTTAAAATCTACCAAGATTAAAGAAACCGTGACCAGTAACGAAGATGGCTCTTACACTATCTTCCTCAATTCACGATTCACTCAGGAACAGCTAAATGACGCTTATATCCACGCTATCGGACACATAGACAGGGACGACTTCAACAAAGGCTCTGCCGATGTTATTGAGGCTTATGCGCATGGATTGCAAAAATAATTAACAAATGAAGGGATATACTTATGCAAGAATTTCAATTTCTCTTATATAAAACAGAACAAGAGGATGTATCTGTTAATGCTTTGATAAAGGACGATACCATATGGCTCACACAAAAAGGTATGGCTGAGTTATTTGGTGTCCAGATTCCAGCCATCAATAAGCATTTGTCTCACATATTTGCCGATGGCGAATTAAACAAGGAAGTGGTTATTTCCAAAATGGAAACAACCACTCCACATGGAGCATTAGACGGCAAAACCCAATCAAAAGAGACTATGTTTTACAATCTGGATGCCATAATATCGGTAGGATATAGAATCAACTCCATACGAGCTACACACTTTAGAATATGGGCAACCAACATTTTAAAAGAATATATAACAAAGGGCTTTGTATTGGATGATGAACGTCTTAAACAGGGCAAAACCGCATTTGGCAAAGATTACTTTAGAGAACTTCTTGAAAGAGTTCGTTCGATCAGAGCCAGCGAACGCAGAATATGGCAACAGATTACAGATATATTCGCAGAGTGCAGTATAGATTATGATAAAAATTCACAGATCACTCATGACTTTTACGCAATGGTACAAAATAAATTTCATTATGCAATCACTGGACAAACTGCTGCTGAAAAAGTATATACCTCTGCCGATCACACAAAAGAGCACATGGGACTTGTTACATGGAAAAACGCCCCAGATGGCAGAGTTTTAAAATCCGATGTCTCTATAGCAAAGAACTATCTTGACGAAAAGCAAATTCGTCAGCTTGAACGTACTGTTACCGGATATTTTGATTATATTGAAGACCTTATAGAACGTGAGAACACATTTACCATGGAAGAGTTTGCCAATAGTGTAAATGAGTTTCTTACATTCAGAAGATATAATATTCTGCCTGACAAGGGATATATATCCTCAAAGGCTGCAAAAGCTAAAGCAGAGAAAGAATATTCGTTGTTCAACAAAAACCAAAAAATAGAGTCAGACTTTGATAAAGCTGTTAAGAAGATGATTGATAAAAATAAATAAAAGTCCAGAGCGTTGTCACTTCCCTCATAGCGGGAGGACGTTGCTAAGGACTTGTTATTAAATCCCCCAGGTGCTGGAACACCTGAGGGAAGTTACCCACAAACCAAAGGCTTATGAATAACGCTCTGATCAAGCTACATTATATCATAAGCCTTCTCATTTTAGTAGGCTTATTTTTTATGCCTATTTTTAGATAGGAGTTGATATTATGTGGTCAGAAATACAAAAAAATGGAACCGTAAAGTATTGTGAGAGGTACACAGATCCACTCACAGAGAAGGTGAAGAAGGTCACTGTGACGATGCCTAAGGCATCACCTCAGAACAGAAACAAGGCGGCAAGGATCCTTGCCGGGAAGATTGAGAAAGCCGAGACTTCCTCTCCCGTCCGATCTGATACAACGCTAGGGGAGCTGGCTGATGCTTATATAGCATCATTACGGCAGTGCAAGAGGAAAGAAAGTACAATTGTAACTGAGAAATCATATATATATCGTTGTGTAAGCACAATCGGTAATGATGTACTCGTTGACAAACTTTCTCCCCGCTATATATATGATCAACTTCTTGCTACCGGTAAAAAAATCAGCACAATAAACGGATATATAAAATATCTGAAATTCACTCTAAAATGGGGGGTGAAAAACGACTATCACTCAAATCATGATATACTATTAAAACTCGACTATATCAGTGAAGAGAGCTCCGACGAAATACCAGAGGTATATGACATCAGCAATGAATATCTGGAACATGATGAGATAACAAAATTACTTAATTACTTTATAGACAATAACCACTGGCAGGACTACTATATATCCTATTTTCTGATTCTTACAGGCATGAGGATTGGGGAGCTTGTGGCACTTGAAGATTCAGATGTGGATATTACATCTAAAACTATTCGTGTTACTAAGACTTACTACCCTGCAACCAAATACGCAACGTCAGCCAAAACAAGTGATTCAATCAGAAATCTTCATATACAACCTGAGCTTCTCTTACTTATAAAAAAACTCAGACTTTGGCGAAAAGAAACAATGTTTGAAAATGGAATTAAAAGCACACTTTTTATGCCGCACTTGAAGACAGGCGGCTATTTATCCTATGGAACCTATAACCTACACTTGAAGACAGCCGCCTCTGAAGTTCTTGGCAGAGAGATAACTCCGCACAAGTTGCGCCACACACACGCTTCCATTCTGGCAGAAACTATGTCAGCAGAACAGATATCACGTCGTCTAGGCCACCATGACGACAAAATAACAAAAGCTATTTACATTCATATCACTAAAAAAATGAAGCAAAAAGACAATGCGGCTGTCGACACAATATCAATTATCAACTAAAAAAAATGACCACTCAGTTTTCACACTGAATGGTCATCTTTTATTTTTTTGCCCCTAAATTGCCCCTAAAGGCTCTCTCGCAATTGTCGTACACAGCATAAACCCTTGATTCTTCTAGGTATTCATACATTATAAAATTATACATATTGTACAATTTTGTATCCATAAATATCCTACCACTTATCGCGTTAAAGTGCTACATTTTTATCCATACAAAAACAAAGGAGATCATTATGACAGACTTAAACAATGCCGAAACACAAACCGATGCCCCCTGTTCCGCCATCAATTATTGTAACCTCAACGGATACGAACTCACCGCAGAAGAGAAGATAATCTTTCTTAGTTCCTATGTATCCCGCATTGACAACGAGACAGTGTATCAGCCCGCAACCAGGGAATTTGTCCAGAATTTCAATGTAGATGCAGCCATCAGCATAATAAACAATTATGCCACAGCAGACTCATTTTTCAGAAGAATGACAGGTTCATTTCCGTATATCAAAAACTCGCAGCGTTTTTCATCCCCGGATATATATTTTCTTCTATTGGAGTTAAAACTGTACATCAACGAGAGACGGCGCGTAATAGCAAAAAATAATTCAGCGGACACGCTCTCTATCATTGAACAATACAAAAACCGTTACTCGTTCAACCAGTCAGCCACCCAGAAAATGGAAGCCCTGCACAGCATAAAAGGTTTCGCACATCCATCTTTCTTTGTGCCGGAAACCGTACTGTACATAAACGAAAACTCTATCCTGTACGTACACTCAGCTTTGCGCTATATCGATATGCTTCTCGAATACATGCAGCGGAATGACAATTCTATAGATTATGAAATTTATTCTTTTTTTCAGAACTTCAAATCCATGTTATTCAACAACGAGCACGACACAACGCCAACATATATAATCGAACAGTCAAGAGATTATATCTATAGCATTCTCGGAAATAGCAAAAGAAAATCTAAGATGACTGACATATGCAAATACGCAGCCTTCGTGGAAAGTCTCACAGAACTCGGTAACGCCATAAGCGCATCCAATATGAAACTCTAAATCCCCCTGTTTTTCAGAACATAAAAACAGCCCGTCGCTTATGCGACAGGCTGTTAAGAAGGGGGGAGTGGAGGATTCCTATGTTTTGGGGTTTGGGGTTATGGGGTTACATTACATCGTATAAAGGGATTTCTACGAATTTCGTGCTAAGGGAACCCTCCGTCTATCAAAATATAAGTGATTGTCTTTTTTATAACCAGAAGGCTTGTTGATCACAACTCATCTCCTTGTTATGCCCATATACTATCAAAACACTTTGAAATTGTAAATACGCAAAAATTTATAAAACGAAGGCTTTTTTTTGTGGTAATTTATCAACAGTTGCGCATTTCAATAGTTTTTAGAAGATTTTTGAATGCAAAATGATTGTTTTTTTCACGTTTGAACGGTTTATTGTTCATTATGATCACTTTTCGCAACAATAAATTTCAGATTATCGTGCAAAGCTGTCAAATTCGTTTGACTGTTGGCGAAGATCGGAGTGTTGTAATATAATAGTAAGAAGTCAATCATCTCGGAGGACATGCT